GCAAGACCCCGACGCCAAGAAACATATCACTGAATTTCATCAGTCGTGGCCACGGTCGCTATCCGACGTGTTCAGAACGTCAGCAAAGACACTCGTTGATGATGAGTATATCGAGCGTGAGCTCAAGCGTATAAGAGAGGCACGTAACTTCAAAAAAGGACAAGCCCTATACGAAAGGGGATACTTTGAACCGGTATATGATACCGCACAGCCAATGCCCGAAGGTTCCGATGTCCCTTACAAAATAATTGGTGTTAACTTCATCCCTACCGATGACTTCGATAGAAGGGCCTCCGTAACGATATTCATGCACCCATCAAAAGAATGGGTAAACAGATACTTCCAAGGGACCGACCCCATCGCTACGTACACCGGAAGCTCTAACTTCTCATCATCTATATGGGACAAGGAGTTTAAAACGCTGTCGGCCGTACTCGACTGGCGTGTGCCAGACTACCCACAGGTGTTCCTTCAGGCAACGCTCCTGGGGATGTACTACAATACAAGCCAAACAAAAAAGAGAGTGCACGAACTCCTTGAGTCCAACATCGGAAGCTCTTACACCGACTACCTCAAAAATAAAAACTTTGACAGGGAGCTCGTTCTAAATTACCAACTACCGGACATCCTTCAGAACAACACAACAATAAATGAAGGGGTCGGTATAGATAACAAAGGACAGCGTAATCAGGCCATCATCCACAGGATGTTTGAAATGATAAACTTTTACGGCGGCAACATTTACATCCCCGTGATATTCGAGCAGCTAAAGACATTCACCTGCAAGGTATCTGAGAATGGTAAGCAGATGTGGGGTCCGGTGAATAGGAAACATTTTATGGACGATACTTTATTTTCAGCAACTTATGCTTATATTTGTGCTGAACTATGCTTCCCTGAGCTTGTGCCAAAGAACCTATCGTCGTCAAAGTCAAAGTACGTATACGAATACAAGATGGTTCGCGGCGCAGACAACAAGCTTTCAAGGGTTCAAGTAAAAAAGAGAATAGAGTAAATGGTCGAAGACGAAAAAGATGATCTACCGATACTCTTTGGGCCAAAGAACGGTAAGTCCATAATGCGCTCACACCCAGAGCTGACGCAAGACCCTGACTTCAAAAATATGAGTCATGAGGATATCTATTTCTCATGGCTCATGGGTATTGACGGCTCCCCAGTAGATAAGGATGCTGACATATACATACGACTACGCTCAGCCGCCTCAAAAGCATTTAAAGGCAACAAGGAAAAGATACAACAGTACGCGAGCAACGACCTACCAGATGAGGTACGCGTGGCTATACGTCGATTTGAAAGATTTTCTCCCGACGCAAGAATAATGGCTAAAAGCATGATGCAGAAAGCCTTTGTCAACATGCAAAAGATTATCAATGTAAATGTCGATGAAGACTTCTTGTTTCAAAATAAGGATGGTGTCAATGAGGTCGATTGGTCAGCAAAGAAGCAGTACATAGACATCGTAACAACGGCGTCAAAGGTGTTACCCGATATGCTGAAGCAGATTGAGGATGGATTTGGAATAGTGGAAAAGAAAACAGAATCAGGAATAAAGCCAATAGATAAATACCACCAAAAGAAAAAATAATGTTTTACTTAACCCCTTCCGAGCAGCGCCCCGAAATGATAAACTCGACAAAAGACGAGAGTTATCACGTTAAGTTCGCGCGGTACTGCATAGGCCAGTGCAACAACTACAAACACACCAACTGGCTAAACAAAATAGAAAAGAACAAGCGTTTCTATGTTGGTAACCAATGGAGTGATAAGGAAGATATCGACACATTCCTCAAGGATGATAATAACGAGGACAGAAACCGTCTTTCTGTTGTTGACAACATCATCAGGCCCATGATTATTCAATATCGTGGAAACGCCATAAGAATGAACATAAGCTACCGCGCAAAGTCAGTATCCCCAATGTCAATAAACAGAAGGGAGATAGAGCTTGGAAGGATGAAGCTTTTTACCAAGGTGGCCAACGATGGATCCAACCCATTTGCTAAGCAAATAAAGAAGAATTTACCCGTTGGTGACAACGAGGCCGAGACAGCCGCGATATTCAGAAATACCTACGTAGATAAGTATGTTCGTCAGATAAACAACTTACTCAGATACGTTTCTGAGCGTAACCGGTTTATTGAGACTCAGGACAAAATATCCGAAGAGATGGCTCTTTCCGGGTGTGCTGTAATGAAGACTTTTGAGTACGCCGGACACCAAGAGTTTAAAATCGTTCCTTCAGAGAACTACTTATTTGACAATAGCTGCATCATGAATGACCACAGCGATGCCGCCTTTTGGGGTGACTTCGTTGAGCTTACGCCGCCGGAAATATATGAGATTTGTCAGAACCTCTCCGCCGAGCAGAAAAAAGCTGTTGATAACTTCGCCAGGTTATACTCAGGTCAAGGATTCACGATAAACGGCAAAACAAGCCGCATGAACAATGGCCGTGTGCCATTATTTACAATGTATTGGAGAGATACCGAGGTTGAAGAGTATGGTTATGTGAAGGATCAGTACGGCTACAATAAACTAACAAAAATCAACTACGTATACGAGGGAGAGACAACACCTCGATACACCGACAAAGACCTCGTAAAAGTTGACACCATAGAAGCCAAAAGAGCCCTTGGTGGTCAGATAAAGAAAAAAAGGTACTTTGACGTTCTTCGCACATGTCAGATAATTCCAAAGGAAATACTTGGGTCGGTAATTGAAAGTCAGTCCGAAAGAGATGCTCTAACGGACATCATTGGTAACTGGGGGATAGCTCCATACCAAGAGACCGAAACAATGGAGTACAACAGCGTGAAGTCTCCTTACAAGGTTTATTGTTGGGGATATATTGACGGGGAGATAATGAGTCCCGTTGATGATGCTATTGACCCACAAAGGCTCATAAACAGAACGCTCTCCATCGCTGAGAACCAAATGAACAACTCAAGGGGTTCAGGCACCGTTTACGATAAGGATTTGGTGGAGGACGAGAAACAGCTCTTAATGGATATAAACCAGTCCCGTCCTATAGGAGTTAGAACGAAGGGCCTCGGAGTGCAAAACGTTATTGGCTCATACGATGGAACGGTGAAGAACGGCACCACGGTGCTATTCAATATCATCGACGCCATGAAAAGCTATACCCAAAAGATGACCGGGGTGAACGATGCCTTAAAAGGAGAGTTTACGGGAAGCGACCAGCTCGTTGGTGTAACCCAACTGATGATACAGAGAGGTTCTTTGATGCAGGAGCCTTTTTACAATGCCATAACTCAAATTTACCGCCAGTGCTTTCAGTCGATATGCACCGTAGGTAAACGTATATACTGTGATAACGAGAGAAATCTCGCCATTGCCGTTGGAGATGAGGGCGCCGAAATTATCCGGATATCCAAGGACATGCGTACCGAAGACTTCAGAGTATTCATAAAAAGAGAAAATTCTGATGAGATGCTCGCTGCTCAGGCCGATCAGATGATACTGTTACTTAAAGACAGAATGATGATTGACGATAAGAGAGCCGCCTCCCTTTGGGGTAGGTCCAACCCGGATGAGGTTGCCATGGCTATTCGCGAGTACGCCGCCGAGAAGGAGGAAATAAGCCGCATGAGCCAGAAAAATGCCGCCGCCCAAGAACAGCAATTAATGCAAAAGGCAGAGATGGAACAACAGATGTCCATAGACGCCGAGAACGAAGCTTTAGCGAGGGAAGACATAAAACACCTCACTGAACTAAAAGCAAAGCAGGAAAATGAGGTTATAAAGCAGCTCGGTAAATTTGCAGGCACAAACAAAAAAGCTGAGAATATTTTAATAAAAAAAGCAAATAATTTGTAAATAATCAAAAAACAAGTTATATTTGCAATCACTATTTAGAATCATTCTAATTAAAGACCATGCCAGATCAGAACAACGAACAGTTACAAGTAAACTCAAATCCGAGACTCGAAGCGATGCGCGGATTGTTATCTGAAGAAGAACTTTCAGAACTTGAAAAGCAAGTAACCCCTAACAACACCCAAGAACAAGGTTCCGGTGGCGAAGGGCAGGGCCAAGAAAACCAAAACCAAGGTACCGAAGGCGCCGAAGGTGGCACTGAAAATAACGGAGGTGAAGGTAACGGTGCCGAAGGAGCAGAAGGTCAAGGAGCCGAAGGTGAAGAGAATAAAGGTGGTGCCGAAGGAAATGAGGCGGACACTAAAAAACAAACTACGCCGGCGACAGAAAAGAAAAGTATCCTTGGAATAAAGACGACAAAAAAAGGATCTGATTTAGTTATTGAAAAGCCGGAGGATATCCTCGTGGCAGTAAAGTCAAAATACGGGATTGAATTAAAAGAAATTAAGGATTTCCCAAAGTTCTTTGAATCAGTAGATAAAACCAGAGTAAAGGCTCAAAACGCCGATAAACTGGAAGAAGAAAATATCAATTTAAAAAAGCTATGGGAAGAATTGCTTCCTTCTGAGTTTGTTGAGGCTGCAAAGGCTCACTTGTCAGGGGAAGATTTCCGTAAGGTGTTGCTTCAAAGGGCTCCATTTGATTTCAAGCAGCCGGCAGAGAAGCAGGACGCCAAAGCCTTAGTGAACTACTACTTTCCAAATAAGTTCACTGATGCTGACTTCGCGGAGGAAACTCCGTCCCAAGCATTAGAAATAGCAAAACAAGCATCTCTCGATAAATTTAAAATAGAGAAACAGGCACACGATAACAAGAGTGTTGGCGAAGCAAAAAGAGCCCAAGAAAGACTTGAGTCCTCAAAAAAAGCCATAACCAATTCCTTGAGTTATCTAAAGCAGAGCTTCCCTGACACGGATGAAGGCGTTGTAACAAGCGTCAAAGAAATCCTTGAAGGTGGCCCTCAAAGTGTTCTCAATCTCGTTTTTAATAGTGATGGAACTGCAAAAGAAGACGCAGCCGAAAAGCTGTTGATGCTCTTGCACGGAAAAAGCGAAATATCGACAATGATGGAAATAGCGTCATCGCAGACAGAGACAAGAATCAACGAAGAGCTTCTTACTCGATCAGCAGATACGACAAAACCGGTTCAAAAGACCGGAGGAAAAGGACCACAGATTTCAGAAGAGACAAAACAAAAGCTGGAAGAGCTCGAAAGACTCGAAAAGCAAAGTCAAAAAACCTTTTAAAAATCTAAAACCTAACCCCATCTATGTCAAATAGAACATACCAACCAGGCGCGGGCGGATCACCATACGGTAACGTCCAAGCTAATCCGCAGTCGTCAAACTATCAAAACGACTCGGCAACAGCCAATAACGTAACAGAAACCATTCTGTTACAGAAGGCAATTCAAAAACTCATTTACTCGGCTGTACCTGAACAGTACTACGCCCTGAAATTGCTTTTCGAGAAGACTCCTATGGAGTACGGATCGGATGAGTTTGAGTTCCTTGAAAAAACATTTGGACGCACTCCAATGGAAGCTGCTTCAGGTGTAGCCGCAGCTAACGCTTCAGCGGGTGCAGAGGTGACCCAAACCATTCCAGTGACAGCCGACTCCGTAAAAAGAGCCGTTCCTAACGATACCTTTTTCTATCACGATGGAACAATGGGTATCATCCGTTCTGTGAGTGGTACCAATGTTACCGTTGCTTCCCAAACAGGTAAGGGATTACCTGCCGTAACAGCCGGTGATGTTTTCGCTATCAAATCGGCATTTAATGCTGACGGCGAATCGACATTCAGTCACTTTGACAGAATGGAAACCATCACCCGTTACAACTACATCGAGTTGTTCTTGCGCGCACAGCGTTGGGGTAAAGTGGAGTTGCTGAAGTGGAAAAACCAAGGCACCACCAATTACCTTGAGCTCGACAAGCAAGAAAAAATCGAGCAGTTGCGTACCGACCTTTTCGTTTCGTTCTTCAATGGTGTTCGCGGTGAGTTCACCCGTTCTACCGGTGTTTCCGGTAAAACAATGGGTGGTATCTTACCTACCATGACTGCCGCCGGATCAATGAGAGGAACTCCTTCATTGGCCGCATTGCGGCCTGACTTTGAAACCCTTGCCTTCAAAACCAACTACAAAAAAGCTGGTGGCACCCGTTTCATCTTCGGTGTTGACGAGATGCTTTATGAATTGTCCAAAGTTTACAAGGACGACAAAATTCGTTACGCTCCAAACGAAAACATTGCTTCCATGAACCTTGACCAGTTCAAGTTTGGAACAATGAAGTTTGTACCGGTACCTTGTGAACTGTTCAAGGAACGTTCATGCTTCCCTGCATCATGGTCAAGAAAGCTTTTAGTTCTTGACTTGGAATCAATCTCTCCTGTGAAAATGAAGGGATTGCCAATGATGGATTCAGGAAGCACCTTGGACAAAGGCGACAAGGGTACCCGCGAAGGATTCCAAGATTTCTGGGTTGAAGCGAACTTATCACTTCAATTCAACAATCCACTGGCCTCTTTCTCTTTAGACATCCAGTAATCAATAAAGGGGGACGTTAATAGCGTCCCCCTTATTTAATAACTAAAAAGAAAAAACACATGACTCTGAAAAAAGAAGACGTTCCTAATAGTGGACCTGAAAAAAATGAAAAGGTAGAAGAGCAAAACCTATTTGCCGAAATGAAAAGGCTCAAAGAAGAACTCGAAGAGCTTAAAAAAAGAGAGCTTGCGCAGGAAAAACTTCCTGCCGGCATTACCGGTGAACAACTTCAGAAAATTCTTGAAGTAGTTACAAAAAACCAAAAAGACATTGATTACAGCCAGGGTGTTCAGGAAGAGGCCATCCCTGTTGAAGACTACGTTAAGGAGGGTGTTGCCTTCTTTGCACCTTTCTCAGGGTACGTTATCTCCGGAGATATCCGTAAGGGTGTCCCTGTAAAACTTCCATTTAATAAAAAATCCATTTTCTTTGAGTGGGCCACCTCGCGACGTATTCAACAAGGTAAGTACGATGGTATTTCGCATATCTCCATGTACAGAAGCCATAGCAAAAAGGAAATTGAGTGGCTAAGAGAACACTCTTTCTACGGGTCATACTTCTACGAAACGTCAAAGTCTATGGCTAACCTGGATGCCCAAAAGGCATCACGCGTAGCGGAGATTATGTCATACCTCAAAAGTATGGATCTCAACGATCTCTACAAGAGAGCCGATGAGTACGGTATCCAAAAATCCGAAGATGTTGCCAGTTTAAGAGGTAACATCGCCATGAAGATGTGGGAGGCCGAGGACAAGCAAAATATTGAGGCGGCAAGAACCAAAATTGCCATGGTGGACAAAGAAACTTTATTGCTCAACGGAAGCAGAGGATAAAAAAAGTTTGCTTTATTAAGTAACAATAGTTAAATTTGCAATAATGAAAAAAGTAACCAAAATCTTAATGTTTCTCTTAGTAGGGTTTGCATTAAGCGTCACTGGAAGCAATTATCATTCGTGTAAAAGCGAATTTAAAGAGGATTGTTTTTCTCAGTCGAAAACAGAAGTGGCTTGCGTTGTTGACAGCTACGTGTTTGAAGCAGTTGCCTATGAAAATCCTGGCAGTTATTTACTCACGAGTAATGAACTCAATGCAAGTGTTGTAACCATTAGCTCCGAAAAGGTAACCGTTGGAAAACCGGTAGAACAGAGTTATAGGCGAGTCAGATGTGTTTCGGCTAATCTATACAAAAACTCAACCGCCAAAACCAACGAAAAAATTCATATTTTGAATAAGTCCATCCGGCAGTGTTAGTTTAAAAAAGATCATCAATAAAAAAAACCCTTGAGATTTCAAGGGTTTTTTTTATTTGTAAATTAAAAAAATGTATATTTGTACATGTCTATTCAAGTCCTTGAAATACAGAAGAGAGTTCTTGCCGCATTGGACGACGAGTATTCCGATAGATATAAATTCAACCAAGACATAAAGCCCAACTTAAACGGAGCTGTAGAGATACTTGTTTCGTGGTTAAACGAAGCCTTTGGACAGAAAAAAATCGCCCCTGAAGTACTTAGAGACCTAACATACGTAAAAGTATGGCAGGCCGACTTATATTCGCGTGTAGCCTTCAATAAAGCTCAGGTGGGTCATTCTTTATGGACTTTATTTGCCGTGTATCCAAAGCCAAAGACAAGTAAGAACGTTTTTGGTAAAGGGTCCAAGGAAGATAAGGAGTCTATCTTCAGAGAAGACCTTTCATTTGTATCGAGTGTGCACTCCGCCAGGAGGCTTACTTTTGAGGAGTGGAATGACAATGAAGACAATGTTTTCATGGCAGGTAACAGTAACCTTAAAGGTGGACTTGCTGAGTATGGATACCTTGACTTCGCAAACTATTCTTCTACTTCCTACAATACCGGTGCCGATCAGGTTAAGATAACCATTCGCCCGGCAATAGCAAATGAACTTGTGGCCATGGCCTACTTAAAATATCCGACACCGGTATCAACGGTGAATGATACCATCGAATTTCCTGAATCGCTGACCGAGTTAATAACTGAGATTACACTTAACGGTATTTCCAAAAAGCAGTCAGATGGAACTAATCTTTATGGTGTTACTTCTCAAAACATAAACCGATTAGTTTCACTGTTTAGATAATGGCCGAAAGATTACGAATAGTTGTCGATGAGATAAGGACAACGATAAAGCAGACATTCGATGATAAGGTTGTCGGTAAAGCGCAAATAGCTTACTGGGTAATCATCGTGGCCAATAAGATGCTTGGTCAGCATAATCAAAAAAGAGACTCCGGTGCCTTTGTTGTTCCCTTTGCAGGTATCCCAGTAGAAACGGCCCCCGATAATTCAGACCCTAAAATTGTAAAGGGTAGAAAGTTTATCCGTATACCGGAAGCTATTTTTGACTTTGATCGCGATAAGGGTATTGAGTTCCTTGCGTACTATGACCCCAATGAAACGATACCGGAACTTCACAAGAAGACAATCTTCAGAATAAAGCCAGCTCAAATACAGTGGCTCAACTTAAACGAATTTACTTCACCGAGCGCCTCAGACCCTTACTTTTATCGCATGGGTCCAATCGTTTACATCGTAGGGATAGAAAATGTTCCCGTTGAATATGTTGAGGCCGGTTTAATGCTTACTATCAGCCCACTTGAAAAGATAGACCTCGATAAGGAGTTTTTCTTCCCTGATGAGCTTCTTTCGGATTTAAAGAGAACTGTTGTCGACCTTGCGCGCTTCTCATTTTTATTCCCTGGCGATAAGACAAATGATGGGGACGACGACGCCTCAAACCCCCAGTCAAAGCAGATACCAAAAATAGCGAGCGTAAACCAAAATAACGAGTAATGAATACAGGCCACTACGTAACACCACAAAGCCTTATATTTAACGCTGCCGGTAATGCCGGTGACATATCATTTGACTACCTTCCAAAGGGGTTTTATATGTCGTTGATACGCGATGCTTTCAGAGACTTAAACATGGCCTCTCACTTCAGTGAGCAACGTCAAAATATTCCTTTCCCGGAAAGAGGGTTGTCGGTGGATCTACCCGATGATTGCTTTTCCGTAAAGAACGTTTACATCTTCTCAGGAACAGAGTGCGTTATCGAGAAATCTAAAAAGGTGTATTGGAAAAATAATTACTATACCCAAGGATTCGGAAGCATTGCAAACAATAAGTGGAACAATGGAAATGATCCTATATTCCAATCAAATTCAATCATAACCGACAATATCCCCGAAGACCAAAATATTGGCTTAGACCTTCTTTACTATAACATTCAGATGAATAAGTTGATGTTGTCTTCTAATTGCAGGGGCGCCGGTAACATGATACATATTCATTATAGCGGAACGGGCTCAAGTGCTTTTGATGCTCCTATAATCCCTATTTACTTTAAAACGGCCATTGAAGACTTTATCACCGAGGCAGCCCTTCGTTTCAGGATGGCCAATGAGCCGGAGAAAGCAAAGGTGTTTCAGTACTTACATCAAATTTATTCAAACAGGCTTGATAAGAACGGAGTGAGAGGGTCGTGGCATGAAGCTATAATGCTCGCCCGTTCAATGAATGAGTCTCAGCGAAATGAATTAAATCACTACCTATCCAGAGGAGGGTGGGCAACAGGAAGATAACGTATGTTCACAGAAAATCATCCCTCTCAAATACAGACATTTTTCTCAGGAGCTAACTACGACAATGCTCAGGAAATCGTTTTTTCCAATGAGGCGTCCGGTGTATACCTTGATGCTCATAACATGGAACCTACCTCCAACGACGGAAAAACCGGTAAGCTAAACAAAATAAAAGGAGAGCAACTTCTGTATGCCAATACCGGTAGCTACTCAGGGTATGAGTGCGTAGGCTCTATTGGAGTAAATAATTACCTTGTTGAGTTTTGGGGAAGTACTACAGGACAACCGGGTATTATCCGAGTTGATGGTGTTGTGGTGTTGTCTTCAGTAGGCTTTAACATCACCAAGAATAACCACCTGCAACTCGACAAAAGCGAGTCTTCGTATAACGAGGTATTTGTTGCCGGAAGGGGAATAACTCCTTTTGTGTTTGATGTTGCTGACATGGTATCGTCGGTGTCGACGGACAAGTACTTCACTGCTTTCGACGCAAAGCTTTACAATATAAACGTTCAGTCGGCACTCGATATGCCGATGTTCATTGAGCTTGTAAATGTAGGCGGTGGCGGTGGTGGCCCCGTAGGAAATTATCAGTACGAGCTAAGGTACTCAACTGTAGATGGAGACAAAACAAGCTTCTCTCAGGCTACGCCAATGATACCGATACCTCAGTCGCTATCGACAAACAGCAGAGAGTACCCATGGGTAAAAACTTATGGCTCGGACCCAAACACTGAGTCGGTAACCTCTTTCGCTCCAAAGATACGCTTCAGGGTAACAAACCTATACAACTACGATTACATTGAAATTAAAAGGACTGCCTACAACCAAGGCGCCGGAATAACATTTACTCCAAACGGAAAGATTGTCGCTAAGATAGCCATCGCCCCAGGCGAAATAAGCGTTAAGGATTACATAGATTTTCAGGAGTCAAATGTAAATATAGACGTTTCTGAAACCGATCAAGTACGTCAGCTCGCACATATTAAATCCGCAGGGTCCGTTAAGTATTACGACCGTAGGCTTGTGTTTTCTGACATCGAGGTGGAGTCCAAGGAGGCTGACCCTACGTTTATTGAAATAAATGGAGAGCAAGGATTTCCGGTGATTGATACTATTGGTCAGGCAGGACATAAAGACCCTTGGAACGCTGTGTATCGCAGAAGTGAGATGCGTGGTGAGAAGGCAGGATTTGCCGTGAACTTTTATGACTGTGTAGGTAACAGTGGATACGCCTCAAAGATACCGGACCTCAAAGACTATCAGTTTCCAAACAGAAGAGATCCTATATCCACAAACACCGAGAACTATTCGTTTGACAATGTGGTGAAGGCAGCAACGACAGCCATCAGCACCGTTGACTCCACGCATGAAGTTTTTGACCTTGGAGAAGCGGTTGCTAAGGCCGCCAAGTGTGACTTTAAAAATATTATTGAAAGAGGTCGTATCACAGGAACTACAGGCACAAAAGTAAAATCTCCATTTGGAGTGAACTGGGATTGTGATGAGACAAATGCAGAGATTGAAAATCACGGCGCTCGCGTGGACTCACTGAGCAATGTGTCTACTTCATACCAACCATTCCGACCTGTAGGAGAAAATGACACCGATGTAACCGGTCATAACTTCATTGTAAATACAAAGGTTTCTACCGAAAATATCTTTACTGGCCCCGTGCCTGTAGAGGATTCAAATGTACGCGACTATACACCTGTAGGATTTGCTCCAAGGTATTTCAGTATGGGTATGATGATTGGCGGCGTAGACAATATCCCTGAATGGGCAAAAGCTTTTTCTATTGTAAGAACTCCTTCCGCCGGAAGAGTAGTTTGTCAGGGACTTGCTTATTACTCAATGATACAGGCCAAGTTTAACGCCATTGGTAACGATAACCTTGGCGGTAAGGAAACAAATAAATTTTGGTTCTACAGCCCTGATATCGACCATGGCATAGTATCGAGTGAAACGCTTAACGACATCATTGACAACCCACAAAACTACCAGTTGCAGTTTGTGTCTCCTTTGGGTTTCTTCTCAGAATACTATTCTGCTGAGGATAACCTTATCGAAAAACAAAGAGATCGCTGTGTGGATATGATATCTTACGTAAGGATGATACGTGACCTTGCCTCTGGCCCATTGATTAATCCTGGTGAGTCCAGTGGATTTGGAATAAGTGGATCTGATGGGTTTAGGTATGTCGATTACCAACTGTACAGAAATACCGGCTCGGCACCCACTTCTTTTAGTGGAACTGCGGAGAAGGGAAATAGATACTTCAGCATGTCTCAAGTTAAGAGAAAGTCTGAAGGTCGTGGTAACTACATTGAAATAACTACTGAGGGTGATGTGTATGCAAATGTATACCCCGGAGATGTTACGGAAACCAACTTTGGTGATGCCGGAAATAAAAATTTCACTGAGCCTATTTACGTAGTAAACATTGTGCGTACCGGAGCATCCGTAAAAGACACCGATGCTCAAGGGTACATGGCCACCTCACACTACCAAAAGCTTGAGTCTATAATCGGAAAGTCTAATGGACAAGCAAATCAGTCGTTCCCCCTCGTTGATGAGAGATGGGAAGATTGTATCCCTGCCCCCGACTCAACGAGATACGGTGCTTCTACAGACAGGTATTTATACGTAAAGCTTGCCAATGGAACAGTTCAGAAGTGGCTCAATGTAACATTTAAAACAACGGCTCAGATAAACGCTATAAAGGCCGCCATATCTTTCACCGGCACTTACAACGGTGATGTTTACGGTGTTTATACACATACAAACGTAGATGACCAAAGTCGCTTTTGGACGATAAACTTTGACGTTACCGGGTCGGTGCCGCCGGCAGAAAGCTTTATCATGGTGAGATACGATAAGACGGCTCCTATACGTGTATTTGGAGGTGATACATTTATCGGTGAGTCCATCTTTGCTCCAATAGACAGACAGGCAAGCGCCCGTGATGACGCCGCCGAAAATCAGTTTGCTTGGGGTAACGGACTTCCTTACAAGACATTTAAAATCAACCCGCGTTACTATACCATAAGAAAGGCCGGAGCCTCTATTAACGCCGTTCAGGACAAGGAGTGGTTTACTCTTGGTTACATACGTCAGTTATGTGTTATGTTTACCTGTGAGTCCCGTTCAGCGATACACCTTGCATACAACGGGGCCGGAAAGAATCAGTTCTTCCCTCAGACTAATTACGTCATCAGGCCAAACCGATGGGATGTAGACAAGACGATTATTGAAAACCATATCTTCGACGATTATGTTGATGACTATGGCTCCGATGAAAAGGATATTTGGAAGTGGGGTGGGTTCCGCTTCATCCAAAATATAAATCCAGACTATTCATCAATGCCTCCGGTGAAGTATTTTTCTAAGCCTGCATTTGGTACCGATGAGAATACAATATACCACAACAGAAGTATGTGGAGCCTCAGAAGAGGTTTAAACAACCAAGTGTCACCGGGACTAAAAACATTCCCGGCAAACAACAGCTATGACATCGAGGATGGAAGGGGGCGTATAAACTACCTTTGGATTGACAATACCGACAAAGGGGATAACATATACGCCATTTGTGAAGGCGGAATATGTCTGATGTTAACGCGTAAAACTATTCTCTCCGACCTCAATGGAGGTGATGTAGGCTATATGGCCGCAGACCGATTTATCGGCGGTGAGTACTGGATATCAAAAAGTATCGGTTGTCCAGGTTATCTTTGGCATGGCATTGCAGAGAACGAGGTGCCCGTACAACTTGAAGGCGGCGCCCAAGCAAAAAGAAGCGCTATATTCTTCCCAAACAACGAGTCTATTTACCGACTTATGGGTAACGAGGTTATCGACATCGGAAGAATGAACTACCACTCCAAGTTATACAAAAAAGCCGTGTCTTTCCTTGCGTCCGGTAACTATGACAAACTGTCTGCGTTCTACGATGTTTACAAGCAACAGTACTACCTTACCATCACCATCGACGAGGAGACTACTACCTTTGTATTTAGTCAAAAGAACAACACTTGGATAGGAACCAATGCTTTTGACTTTCAGAAGTACACTTCCATAGGCAATAAGTCCTATGGGCACAGAGATAGTGAAACATTTGAGCTTAACGTAGGATACGAGATTAATGGAGAACCTATAGAGGCTGTCGCTGTGACTGCTTCCGCGCCGGACCCATCCGCAGACAAAGAATTTATTCGATGGAGGTTAAACGCCTCAAAGAAGCCTTTTGAGGTAGCTTTCTTTAAGTCGGTGGATCAACTTGAAGCAAATACTATTCAGTGTTCTGTTCCTGACTCAAGGATAAAAGACTACGGTGGATATGAGTATTATGTGCCAAGGATAAATACTGCCGTTGACGTTAATGAGCCAAGATTTCAAGAAAGGTTGATTATAACGAGAATTATTCATAATTTAGCAGAGGAATTTAGTATTACCGATTTCGCTGTGCAGTACAAAAAAATCAAAACATAATGTCTGGATTATCAAATTTAACAAACGTAGCAGCAACAGCACTTGGAGGTCCCGCCGCAGGAGCCGCGTTAAGCGTTTCACAAGGACTCCTTCAAACTATTCAGGCCAACAAGCTAAAGAAAAAGGCTGAGTCTAATATGCCGGAGGCTGTTGATCCTAACCAGGCTGCCTTTTTAGCTGAGATACAACAGAAGAAAAATTCTATTTCCACCGGTGCTGATGTAGCCGAAGGTATTCGTGCCGCCGATGCAGGAGCCGCAAACGCAAACCAAGCCATCATTGAAGCAGGTGGCGGTGATACCGCTTCTGTAATTCAGGGCCTTTTGGCTTCCAATAAAATGGCTTCTCAAGCGAAGAACCAAGCCCTTGCCGTAGGCCAAAATAAACAAATGGGCTACGATAACATGTACATGGGCATGCTCAATAAAATATCGGCACGTAAGCTTCAACTTGAAATGTACCGGTCTCAGCAAGCGCGCGCTGAGTACGCCCGTAAAAAGACGGCTGCCTCACAAAACTTGGCCACCGGAGCAGCAGGACTACTAAGCCTTGTTAAGCAACCGCAAGCACAAATGCCAATGGGTACTGATACCTTTGATGCCAGCCAAAGTGTTCTTGGAGACCCTACGTTAAACCCTGACAATGGAGACTTAATGAATTTTCAAGAACCAACAGAAGCCTTAGTGTAATGCCAGATCCAAAGGAAATACTTTCAAATCTAAACAACATAAATACAGGTCCACAAGTAAACATCGACGATGTTTCTTCCGGCTTCAACATGTCGCCTGAAGAGATGGCTGCTTTTGATGAGATGAACCAATCGCCATCACGCGGACTGTTGAGGCAAGGTGACTATTTCCCAGGTTACAACTCAAATGTCGCTGTAGGTGGTTATTCAGGAAACGAAATAGGAAGCACTACTTTATTTGCACCCGGAAGCGCATTGGCTCCTATAGGTATGCTTGACGTCCGTGATACGGCAATACAAAAAGCAGCCTTTGAAAAGGCTAAGCAACTGGATACCTTTAGACGTCAGTTTAAAGCACCTTCATCCAAGCTTGTAAACATAAATGAGAACTTAACAGAAAAATATTTTGGCCATATAAACGAGTCTTGGGATAAAGCTGTGAAGGCAGCTAAGGGAGACCCGTACAAGGCCAAATACATTCTTGAGAACAACCCTGACTTTTGGGCCAAGGAGAAATCCTTCCGTGACTTTGCGGAGAATGGCAATGCCGTTGTGGATAAGATTGCCAGTATCGAAAAGAGGGTTGCCGACGGAGCTGTAATTTCCCCATCGCTTATAAGAACAAAAAATGAATTGCTTGCCTCCCTCGATCCATCGAGTCCAAAGTTTAAGGACCTAAGTGTTAAGTTAAGACAGATGGACGCGGATATGGAATTTAGTGATGCCGCCCAAGATGTTTTAAAAACGATGACCGCCGATAAGATGGCGGACGTGAAGGATTTAAGTAGCCCCGAAGCGATAAAGATTTTCAAAAAGCACGTTGAGGAACTCTCTCCTGAAATGAAGGCTGCGGGCCTTGAGGACTTAAAGAAAATTTACGAGGGAAGTTCAATGTACTCACCTGAATACATTGAGAAGAACTGGAAAGCTTTAACCGGTTGGAAGAAGGAAACTAAAGACCTCGACATAAAGCAAAAAACACTTCCCAAGGGAGGTACATACGATGACAAGAGTGTTGTCTCTGAGTCGGGTGAAAAGGTTGTTTCGCGTGGTAATACAGTAAATTCATTCACCGAGCATTATGTCCCTGCAAATGCAGACGACCAAAAGAAAGAACTTAAATTCTCTGTATCCAAAGACATGGTTTCTGCCGATGGCGAGCCTGTGGCCGGAGGAGAAACGGGTTACGTAAAAGGTAACATTCAAGGTATAGGAGTAAAGCCTTTCTACAAAAAAGAAAACAGGTTCCTCACCGATGAGGAAGTTGCCGCCGTAAAAAAGAGAGGTGTTTATGAAACTACCGACGATATCGAAATGAAGCCAGCCGTTATCTTTAACGTGGCTTCTCCAAAGAAAGAGATGTCGGACGCCGAAGGAAACGTTATCTCTGATCCTGGTGAACAAAAAACAATTTACTTTAGCACCGATAAGATTGCCGGTATATTCAGTGAGGCCGATAAGAAAGGCAAGGATTACGAGTCCATGCGACTGAAAACTGAGGAGTATGCTAAGAAAGCCAATGAAAAGAGGGTTACTAAAACAACAGAAGGAAAAAAATACAAGGGCATTGGCGCTGACGGCATGCCTATATTTGAATAACTATGCCTGAATTTGACGATAACCATAAAAAGAAACTTGACGAAGGTATTCGCATGATGCTCCAAAACGGAGCTTCACAGGCTGACGTGGAGACTTATGCAAAGGACTTTAATGAAAAGTACTTAAAAAAAAAAGAACCTTTAGCTTCACAGTCACCTTTACTTTCGGGTGGTTCTACATCGGCATCAACAAGTGGCGGTTCGGATTTATCGGGGATTGATTATCTTTCCGGTGATACCGGAGAGAAAAAACAATTTACGCCCGGTGATCCAATAAAACCACTTGAGATACCTGCAAATCAAACAGACCTATTGAGGTCTGCGACATCTCCATTGGAAACAACTCCAAAGGACATAACAAACTTTGACACCGACATCGCCGCCAAACAACAAGCTTTAAATCCAAAAAAAGAAGCCTTGGCAAGGGGGATGGTAAAAACAGGCTCCTTAATTTTACAGACTCCTGGCTTCATATACGATATTGCTTCAACGATAACCAACAAGGTTATCAATGAGCCATTCGGCATACCAAATGCACCCTCTGCCGCACAAATTTCTGAGCAGACAGGCTTTGATAAGGTTTCACCGGTAAATCAATTAGAAGCCGCCCTAAAGCGTTCTTATGACGAGCAACGCAAAATATACGATAAGGATATTACCGATTACTTATCGAAAGGTATATCCATGGGTTCCTCCAATGACATGGACAAAGGGCTCAGCCTCCTCACTGAACAGATTATAGAATCGCTTCCTACATCAATAGCATTGGCTATGGGTATGGCTTCAGCTCCGGTGGCCGCGGGTGCCGTGGGAGCAACTGCCTTTGGTGCCGATAAGAAAAGGCAACTTGACGAGGAGGCTCCCGATATGCCTGAAGACCAAAAGGTAGCTCTCGCCGCCTTTAGTGGTGGTATGGAGATGGCCTTTGAAGAATTGGGTATCAGTAAACTGGGACCGGTGATAAAGAAGACTATCCTTGACTCAGGAAAAGAACTGGGCAAGGAGGCGGCCAAGGAAGTGTTTGAAAAGACTTACGGCAGCGTGATGAAGAAGTACTTGGGCATTTACGCCGAAGAAGCTCTTTCAGAGATGGCAAATACCTTTGCTCAAAATGCACTTGATAAGTATGCCGGTGTTGACCCTGAGAAGAATTTGATGGATGGTGTATTTGACTCTGGCCTCGTAGCACTTGGAAGTGGTGGACTTACTACCTCTCCGGCGGCGGCCCTTGAAGTTATGGTTACCCGTAAAAGCAAGGAAAAGGCTAAGGAGATACTTGCTCAAAAGGAGCAGGTGATGAATGACCTTAAAAGCCCCGATGTATCCGAAGCCGTTAAGCCTGAGCTAAACAACAAACTCAAGGACTTGAACGAGCAGGAAGCTATGCTTGCCTCTGAGGAGAATAAGGTTATGGGTGAGATAACACCTGAGAGCAAATCGGAAATACAATCACTCAACGAGAAAGCTAAGAAGATTGAGGTTGCCATTGCCGACGAGACCATCTCCGAAGGTACGCGTGAGGCTATGCAAAAGTCATTGGATGACATTGACAAAAAAATTGAAAAGACTTTAAAGGACGGCAAGAAAGCCGCCGAAAAGATAACCCTTGAGAACAGGGCCGCCGAGCAGGATACTCAGGATGAAATTTCTTTCCTTGAGGATCTTGTTAATGAAGGAATTGCTTCTGATGAGCAGGTGACTGCATTGGAAGAGATGAAAAGTAAAACGGCCAAAACAGAAACGGGACTAGCTCCCGGTGAAAGTAAATCTCCTACCGTAGAGCTTAATCCAACGATTGAAGAACCGGTGAAAAAGGAGTCAAAAAATCCTAAAGAACCAACAATAAAATCTTCATTTGATTCAAACACAGAAGCCTTAACAAATCCTGAAACAGGATTGGCTGCCGTTGTATCAAAAATGGATGTTGGACAAAAAGAAAAAGAGGATTTTTTGAAGTCAAAGGATTTAACTTTTGATGAATATAAATCTTTAGGTGAAGATGAAAAAATAAAAATTCAATCAGAGTGGGTTAAAAGCAAAGAGTTTAAATTGCTTAACACAAGAAAGGATTATGAATCAAAACCTGTTGATGAACTTGTTGCTTTAAAAAAAGAACTGTATCCTAACCCTGACATTGAAAGTCCGATGTCTCCTGAAGAGAAGCTTTTGGATAAGGTTATCGCTGATAAATTCAGTGAGAAGAACCAAGAAATTCTTGCCAAAAGAAAAAAGGCCAAGGAAGCGAAAGCTGAACCTGCTCCTGAACCTAAAAAGGAAGAGGTTCCTGCAACTGCCACTGAAGAGATTGTAAAGGATGCTCCTGAATATAAACAGAAGCTCGACAATGAGATTGAGGCGATGAAGGTTGCCGACGTGAAGGCTCAGGATAAAAAGTTTATGGGCATGCTTGAGCGTGCCTATAAGATGAAGGAGGAAGGTAAAATATCAAGGCCCGTTTACACCGAGTTTAAAAATAAGGTGAAGGATATCTACCAAGGCAAGAAAAATATTGACGCCGAGGAGATGAAGATAAAATCTTCGGAGATGTTCAATAAGATAAAGGAGAAGTTGCTTGGTGAAGGTTACGATAAGATAACCCTTTCCACCGTTGCTCCTATATCACCAAAGACTGTTTCCGACCTTATAGACCTCGCCAATTACATAACACATAAACTTATAGACGTTGGCGCCGGTGCTGTATCTGTAGCTGAGGCCACAGCAAAAGCTATAGAGAAAGTAAAGAAGCATCCTACATACAGAAAGCTTGTGGAGTCGGGTGAGCTTGATGAGAAAAAGTTCAGTGACGCTATATCTAAATCGGAACCCAAAGAAGAACCTGTCGAGAATGAAGAGAAGCCTAAACAAGATAACGTCTCCGAGCCAGATATTTTTGGCGAGACAAAAAAGAAAAAGACTGCGGCACGCATGCAAAACCAAAAGTCTTACAAGGACATCGTTGACAATATTGATGCGCAGGAGAACTACTACAACTCAGTAAAGATTGATAAGGTTGTTGCTTACATCACCGATGCTGTAGATAAGATTGAAAAGGCCGGTCAACTTGAAGATGTCGCTAACGATATCATTGCCGGTAACAATCCTTTTTTCTCGAAGATACAGAACGCCGCCGCCGCCGAAATAGGTGACAGGCTGAGAGTTCTCGCTCAACGTGAAGGTAACGAAATGCAAAAGAGCGCCTTTAATAAACTGGCAGCAAAGCTTTTTGTTGAGAGAAATAAAAACGTAAACATTGCAGCCACACAGACGGCCCTTGAGCAGATAGTAGCAAATAAAATGCCGTTGTCGGAAGAAGGTATCCGTGAGTTCGTAAAAAGCTCCATGGGTAGCGTTCAGGATACTTACCTTAGTGATGAGCAGAAGAAAGACTTGTCTGACTTTCAGAAGTCCCTCGAAGAAGCTGTAAGGGAAGAATTGTCAAGGGTGGCCTCTCAAACGATGGGTGAAGAGTGGAATAAAGATGTCGATGCTATTGTCGGCTCATTAAAAATTGATTTAACAGACTGTTAGTATGGGACCATGCGATATAAAAACAAGCGGACAGGCGTATAACGACGGACTCGACGCCTTCTCAAAAGCATTTAAGTCTACCGGAGGGAAACCAACGGAGTCCATTCGCTTTGCGTTGAACGAAATAAAGTCCAAGCACCCAAACCTTAACTTCGATCCCAATACTTTTGCTGACCCAATCATAAACGCGTTAAAAGAAAAGGGACTCGTTTCAAAGTCTTATAAATTCAGCTCAGAGAAAAAAACATCTATTCAAAAGAAAGCAGAGAAGTTTGTCGCTAAGATGAACACCCTTTCCGATGACCAGAAAAAAGAATTTGCAAGGAAGTCTTTTGCAAAGGCCGAAAACGATGGTATCCTTAGCAATGACGACGTTAAGAATATTTACGCTCAAGTTGTTGGGTTGCCTGCATACGACGAGTCCTTTGAAGCCGAAATAAAAGCAAACAGCGAGAAGCGCATTGCTTACAAAAAGGTAGAGGATGACATCCAATTAAAAATAAAAGAGATGCAGGCCGCAAAGACCGAGAACGGAGGCAAGCTCACACCGGAGCAGGACGCTTCTTTTAAAAAGGAGTTTCAGTCACTCAGAGATAAGAAGGACGCCGCAAGGAAAGAGATGCTCGCCGCCAACGATAAGTTCTCAGAGAAATTTATCGAGAAGAAATTTATCCTTCATCAGATAACTGACTACATGCCATTGAATTTAATGAATCCAGGCTCCCTTGAGAAGAACGTTTCGGGTGCCGTTGTGGATGCCATGATAAGGACAATGAGCAATACCATGTCACCAATAGTGAACAAGGTGGCAAGTAAGTTCACCGGAATAAATGCGGCTCCCATAGGAGCGAGAGCAAGAGGTGTATCCAAGGCTAAATCTTTATCAAAGGGAGCAGAAGCTTTTAAATACGGAGCTACCGAGTTTAACAATGAGTTACCACAGCCAAACTATCTGAAGGCTGGAGCGCGTTGGAAAAAGGCTATGGACGACCATGGCTTAGAAAAGTTTAAGGGTATGCTCAGCGCCGCACTTAAAGTACATCCGATGCTTATTTCAAAGGCTTTGACTGCCCCCGATGCTATCGTCTTTGAGCAGGTTAAGTTCGCTGAGCTAAACCGCATTGGTGAAGCAAAGGGGTTGTCGGGCGCCGAGTTAGAAGCTTTTTTACTGTCCCCTGACGATAAGTCTTATGAGGTAGCTATCACTACCGCTAAGAACGCTACCTTTAAGCAGGAGCTTCCGGCATGGCTCTCAGGACTTCAAAAAATATCAAACTACGACCCACACCAAAGGGCAAAGGAGATTGTCGCCAACGGAAAGATGTCTCCCTTGGCCGCAAAGCTAATCACTTCCTTCCGGGCAATAGTTCAAAAGTCAGTGATGCCTTTTATCAAGACACCTATAAACATCGTTAGGACGTCATCAAAAATACTTCTTCCTGAGTATCAGTTTGCCCATGATATTTTGATGGCAAGAAATGAAACGGATACTATCGAAAAGCAGCGATTGATTACCGAGTCAACGACAAAGTTAGCCGCCGGAATGTTTATAAGAAACATTGCCGTTACCATGGTTGCTCAGGGCCTTATCTCCGCAGGATACTCGGATGAGGACAAGAAGACAAAAGACGTCGTGGAGCAGGAACTTGGTGGTCCGAATAGAATAAACTTATCAGCATTGATGAGGGGGCTTACCTTCCGTGACATGAAAAAGAAAAAGGGGGACATCAACGTAGACATCAACTCACTTGGTGCTTTTGGTATTGCCATGGCCGCCTATGCCCACGCTTTCAATAAGTATGGCAAAGAAGAGTTGGAGATGAGGACGTCTTACGGAAAGGATTTATCCAATTCTATATCTGTACCCTTTAACCTTTTCTTTTCAAGTTTATCGTCAACCCTTGACTTCACCTTCTTTACCGGTATTAATCAGTTACAGTCGGCCATCTACAATAAAGAGGGGTACGAGCGCGATCAACTTGCTTCTCAGTACATCGCCAACATATTTACCGGAGTAGCACCATCAACATATCAAAAGTTATCAACATCTTACTCCGAGGATGTAAAGAAGCAGTTCGATAAAGACAAAAGCTTTGGTGATAACCTGGCCAACATCCTTGGGTACAGATTTGCCTTTCAGTCCGATGACTTGAAGAACAAGTATTTCTCATTGAAGGAGTCCGATAAGTCGGCGGTGAAAAAGAAGCAAAGCATGCTATTTGACAATTACTTTGGAAGGGTCCTTGAGGCTGAGATAGACTTCCTTAAACTTACAAAGTCAAAGGATGACGGTCCAGTGAAAAGACTTTACGACGCCATCCACTCCGTTGACAAGGAGCAGCGCGATGAGCTTATGCCATCGTCGATAAGCAAGAAGATAAGTGTTCCTAACGGCAAAGGTAAGCTCTCTTCCGTAGAGTTAACACAGGAGCAGTACGACTACATTCAAGGGCAGGCAAGTAATTACAGGATGATGATTGCCACCCCTTACATTATGTCTGAGGATTTCAAAACGCATACCCATGAAGTTAGGGCCGCCGTATTGAAAAAGCTTTATAATCAAGGATTGAGTCAGGCTAAGGAGGACTTGGTGGATAGGTACCCTGAAATAAAAAAAGGAGCAAAGAAAATCAAGTCACCGGGGGACGTAAACAAAATAGCTGAAAAATTCCTTAATTAGAATCATTCTAAATAAAATTTGTATATTTGTCCATGCCTTTGTTTTTAAAAATAGAAGTCGAGGAATACGAAAACTCTTTTGGAATCACTGATTGCACAGGAGTTTATTCCGGATCAAACACCGGCGGGTACGGCTCTATAAACCCTCGCGTAGACCAAGTGATTGAGTCATTTATTGAGGTTGAGCCCAGTGGCTCCAAGACCCCTTACCCTTACAAAATATTTACCACTGCCAAGCTACCAAACACTGATGGTGTATCCGTTGAGATATTCCCTTCACAAATAGGCATGAGTGATACTCTGAAGAGTGGTAAGGTGAAGTTTAAGTACACCGTTATTACGGAGGACTCCGCAGGAAAGCAAAAAACTCATGAGGCGTATGCTGTAGCTGTCTTTGTAAACAATATCACTTGCTGCATCGACAAACTATCTCCAATAATCGACGGCAATGCTTTTAAGGATGAAAGACAAAAAGAAGCTATCAAGCTTAGCAACATGCTTGAGAATGTAGAAAGACTTATCGGTTGCGGGAACTATGACTCGGCAGACAAGATGATATCTTATATGAACGCTCAATGTAAATGTCAAGGATGCTAAACTGTAATGTCTGTAATCAAAAAAAGTGTTGCTGTAAAACGGTAAAGGTCGTTCAGTCCAATGGATTCCCTTCACGTCTCGTTACAGGTAAAAGGGGGCTTAAAGGCGACTCTATCCCTACTACCCTTCCAATACAAAACACGGCCTTCGTATCCAAGAACGGAAACGATGCTACCGGTTTAGTTGAAAGGCTTGATAAGCCATTCCTAACCATCTCGGCGGCCATCATTGCCTTAAACACTGCTTATCCAACGCGGACGTCAGCCATAAGATACCTTGTAAAGGTATTCCCAGGGACTTATGATGAGGATATTATTTTAAAGCCATACATCGACATTGACCTTGGCAACGCCCAAGTGGACGGTGAGATCACCGACAATCAAGTAGACTTTGGCTCTTCCGGAGATAATGTGTGGACAAACATAATCTACGGAAGAGGAATCATTCATAATACGACTGACATCGGAGGAGGCAGAACACACGCCCTTCAGATATACAAGCCGAACACAAAGCTTTTAATCAACTGTGCTCAACTATCGTCACAGAACGATAACGCCATCGCTATTTGCAATGGACGTATACGTATTTGTGGGCCGGTACAAATATTTACAAATGAGACCGTACTGAACTATGCCATCCCCCTTGAGCTTACTCAGGGAGGCGTGGAAGCCAATTACACGTTCTCTCTCGTTGAAGTTTTTGATGGAGATATCTTTAACTTAGCCGATAGCCAATGCCCTCCAATAGGCTTTACATTTGGGGCCGCAAACAAAAACCAAAAGCTCGTTCTCATTAATTGCCGCGTGGCAAACAATAACGATCAGACGGATGGCGATGGAGCGTGCATAAGCGTTGGTGACCAAGCAGCATCCAACGGAAAGCTTTCGCTCTTCAATACCACGATGTATTCAAAAGCAGGTGCCTCTATTTACATTGCAGCATCACAGACATTGACCTCTAAGTTTTACCATAGCAACATGGTGAATACTGCCGTTGCTGGTGCCGGAACTCATACAATTCAATTAGGATCATTAACAGTTAATGCGGCTGTCGCCGCCGAATATTAAGATGTGTGTAAAATGTAAAAATAACTCTTGCTCCGGTGGATGTACACCTGACCCATGCAGCAAAGAGATTGCCTCCCTTCAAAATATGCTTGCTGAGTACGCGGCTAAGTTAGCCTCCGTAGAGTCAGCCATGAAGCCGTTCATTAATGGGCACCCTATCCTTGCCCTTCAGAACGCTGATGATATCGCTCTCTTTGATACCGATACCGGCCTCGGAACGAAGCATTGGGAAGGTTACGGTATTTGTAACGGAGACTCCTATTACAGTGAGTCGGCAAAGAAAATGATTGCTACCCCTAACCTCATTGATAAGATGATTGTTGGTGCCGGTAGTGATTATGACGTCGATGATACCGGTGGAGCAAAGACCGTTACCCTCGACATTTCTGAGGTTCCGGCGCATGCCCATACCTTAACTGACCCCGGTCACTCACACACTGTTTCCGATTCAGGTCACTCCCATGGAGTTACTCAGAGTCCACACACCCACTCATTAACTGACCCAGGTCATACACACGACGCTACCGTTACTCAGGCCCCTAACTTCCACCAGCACTCAAACATTGAGACTACGGTAAACGTAGCCAGTGGTGAGGGTAATGATGTTCCTGATACTTGGACAAACTCAACGGATGGATACTCTTGCTCCGTGGAGAACTCTACCGAGCAAACAGGAATTTCTGTAGGTAACGCTTCGATAACCATAGCCGTTAACTCAGCCAACACCGGTGTGTCTGTTCAGTCAAACGATGCAGGTATTACCATGGCTAACGCCGGCGGCGGAGAGGCTCATGAGAACATGCCTCCGTACTACGCTGTATTATTTGTTATGAAACTCTAATGACCATCTGCGACTACATAAACCGATTCAAGTGCTGTGCCGGCAACTATGCCGCTAAGGTGGCTAACGATGCTATCTACGGCAACGAGACCCCCGAAAGCTATTTCAGGATGCTTTCCATGGGTGCCATGATACGGACGTTGGAGCGCCAGGTGACAGGAACGAGAACGATAAAAGTTAAAAATTCAATCAACGGCCAATTAGTAGACGTTTCCTCTTTGAAAAGTGACGGAAACGTTTTATATTTGGACTCAGTTAAAACATACAAGTGTTTAACTACCGACATCCGACCATGCCTTTCTGAACAGGAAATCTGCGCTATCATCGAAAAGTTATCGTTGATGTGTGCGGAATGTAATTGTTAAAATTAAATAGACATGGCATACGATCCACAAACTGCTTACGCAAAATACTTAAAGAAAAAATGCTCCTCCGGATGCGGAGAGAGTTCTTGCAAAGACCAAGAATGTACCTGTTGTCCTGCTGGCCTTGTGGCCGTTTACGACGAGAACGGGAAGCATATCGCGTGCTTGACGCCTAACGACGCTCAGGAGTATACCGATGCGACGATGAAGTGTCAGCCCGGATACGTAAAGCTTTATAAGAACTCCCCTACCGAAGTATTTATTGGCTGTGTCTCTGAATCAGAATTTGTAACCCTTTATCAAACTGTTAATCCTGCATAACAAATGGAAGTAATTATCGCGTCCGAATCAGAAATCGCTATCCCGGCAGCCGGGACTGTAAACATATTCATCAACAGTGATAAGGGTAACATCCTTTATGCACGTTACCCTGATGGGTCATTCAAGCCGTACAACGGAGACTTTAACTCTTCCGACATCGCAAAGACGTGGGTAGACAAAGTTACTTGCTCTTTGGTTGACGGTACTGTTACCGCCACTGAGTTTGGTAGTATTATGGCCGCCGGGTTCACTGCCACATCAACAACCTCCGTTGACGTTGATGGCAATGTGACTTCAACCATAAGCGTTGGTTCAAGAAGTGGTTCTTAGTAATCAATTTTTTTAATAACAAAGTCATGAGTGTAAACATTGCAACAATTAGACAGGCGATGAACGATCAGTTTGACGTTTACGCAGGTATTTACGGTGAGAACAATAATCTTACTCCGGCACAAAACACAGAGGTTACCGATGCCGCCGTCATTTTATCTACCGTTAACCCAAACAACGATTATCCCCCAAAGCCGAAGAGTTAATAGTAAGAATGAAAGCAATAAAGAATATAATCAAGTTTATTCGCCTAAACAAAACATACATTTTAGGCGTAATGAAATTGCTGTTTTCTATTGCGGCATGTTTGCTATTTCCACTCAACAGTGACATAGCTCATAACCTGTATCCTGATTATAAAAAAGATTGGGATCAGTTTATTCCAATGAATGATTTAAGGTATAACTTTTTTTCAATCATTATATTTTTGTATGCCTTTTGCGCCTCAGTAAAAACAGTTTTTAAAATAGGCGATATCTTTTTGTACTCAGGTCTATTGATGTCTTTTTTTGATGTTCTGGACAGGCAATTTTATCACATAACAGAGAGAATAAGTTTAGATATTTCTTTCACAATACCATGTTCAATATTGATTGCAACCCTTATTTATGTCAGAATCCATAAAGATTGAAAAGTCAACCATTAATTTAGGCTCTGTTTATAAAATCAT